AGGAACGAGATATTCACTTGTCTTATGGCATTTAGGATATCCATTTAAATAAATGAAACAGAACACCAAACATCAAGACTCTTTATCTTATCAGTTTTTTTATTGGGGACCCCTGCTTTTTAAAACAAAACTATCCCCCCAAGATTTAAAAAAATGTGCTCAACTTTGTAGTAAAAAATCCAGCTTCGTAAATGCTATCCTTGCAGGAGTTATTAAACATGAACATTATATTAGTCCTCAAAAATTTTATAAAATTATAGAGCCTCATCTAGTTCCTTTTCGACATTGTTATAACCAATGGTATGGAGAACCTCTAACCCACAAGATAATAATATCGCCGGCATGGGTTAATTTTATGAAAGCTGGAGAATTTAATCCTCCTCATATCCACAACAGCTGTGATTTTTCCAGTGTCTTATTTGTCAAAGTTCCTGAAAAACTAAAAGAAGAAAATAAAAAATTTCCAGGGACTGGAAAAGGACCAGGCTCACTTACTTTTTTTTATGGAGAATATCAGCCTCACTCTATGACCTCCAAGGGTTTCTTTCCGGAAGAAGGGGACCTTTATATATTTCCCGCAAGTCTTAACCATTTTGTTTCTCCTTTTATGTGTAAAGAAGAGAGAATATCCATCAGTGCAAATTTCAAATTTAAATAATGTATATAAACGAATATTTTAAAACACCAGTATGGACAGAAGACAAACCAGAGTTTGTTAAATCATTAAACAAAGCTAGTGATAAATATATTAAAGAAGCTAGAAAAAGAGATAAAAAAAATATTAGAATTAACAAAGATTTTGGCACCACCCATCATTCAACACCCTTAACAAAAGATAACGATTTTATAGATTTAAGAAATTACATTGGACAAAAGTCTTGGGAATTTTTAGATCATCATGGTTACGATATGAAACAATATCAAACCTTTTTTTCTGAAATGTGGGTACAGGAATTTTCTAAAAAAGGAGGAGGTCATCACTCGGCCCACATCCATTGGAATCAACACGTTTCAGGATTTTATTTTTTAAAATGTAGTGAAAAAACTTCTTATCCTATTTTCCATGATCCAAGAACAGGGGCCAGAACGACTAAATTAAAAATGAAACCAGAATTAAAAGGAATCTTTCATGGGAGCGAACTCGTTCATTTTAGACCTAAGCCTGGAACATTAATTATTTTTCCAGGATATATGGAACACGAATACGCAGTCGATCATGGCAAAGAGCCTTTTAGATTTATCCATTGGAACATCACGGCTATCCCTAAAGAGATGGCTAAAGATGTTTAAGAAAGATAAATACTGTATTATACGACAAGCTATCTCAAAAGACTTAGCTACCTTTGTTGCTAATTACTTTTCAATGAAAAAACAGGTTTATGATACCTGTAGAAAAAGTAGATACATTTCTCCTTATGAAACATTATTAGGTGAGTATGAGGGCGCTGATGATCAAATCCCACATACCTATTCAAGTTATTCTGATATCGCTATGGAAACTTTAATGTTGAAATGTCAACCTATTATGGAAAAGACGACAGGATTGAAATTAACTCCTGCTTATACTTTTGCTAGAATTTATAAAAACGGGGATGTTCTTAAAAGGCATAAAGATCGATTTAGTTGCGAGATATCTACGACGATGAATCTTGCAGGAGACCCCTGGGCACTTTATCTTGAACCTTCTGGTAAAGAAAGGATGAAAGGAATTAAGGTAGACCTTAAACCAGGAGATATGCTGGTCTACAGTGGTTGTGAACTAGAGCATTGGAGAAATAAATTCAAAGGCAAAGAATGTATTCAGGTATTTTTACATTATAATAATCGCAAGACACCAGGAGCTAAAGATAATATGTTTGACAGGCGCCCTCATTTAGGACTTCCCGCTTGGTTTAAAAAGTGATATAGCTTTACGATGGAGACAGTGACTCCACCACATACCTCATTGTCTCCTTCATAAGGCTATATTATATGTTAGGATTTAACGCATTTGCACAGTTTCCCTTTGCCACAGTAGCAGAAGATGGTAATGTAACTATTACTGCTACTAAGAACGTATTAACTATTAGTATTGGCAGTCCTGGAATTGCTGCTGATGCTAATGTTACTGCTGTTAAAAATGTATTAACGCTTGGAACTGGAACTGTCATTGCCAGCATTGATGTTGATATTACTGCAGTCAAAAACCAAGTAGTCTTAGGTACAGGAACGGTCACTGTTACTGCCGATGCTAATATTACTGCTGTTAAAAACTCTCTTGTAATTTCGTCAGGAACCGTTACAATAACAGGAACAGCTAATGTTGAGCCAAGTGGCGCGGCTTTAACCCTTGCGACAGGTACAGCACAAGCGATAACATGGAGTGCAATCGTTCCAGGTGTAAGTATGATCTGGACACCAATAGACCCGAGTTAATATTATGGCATCAACTTATTCAACAAACGCACAATTAGAAATCATCACAACTGGTGAAAAAGCTGGTCAATGGGGTGGAATTAATAATACCAATTTACAAATTTTAGAACAAACAGCTACAGGAGTCGTGGATGTGGATATATCAGCAGCCAGCTCAACATTGGTTTTAACTGATGGAGCAACTTCAACAGGTAAAAATATATACTATAGACTTTATGGTACTTTAGCAGCTAGTAGAACAGTTACGATGCCAGGGACTGCTAAAAGAGTTTGGATCATGAAAGATGATACTGTTAGAGGAACTTCAAATTATACAGTAGGAGTTTTAACTGCTGCTGGAACTGCACAACCTATACCACCAGGCGCAACTGTTTTATGTAAATCCAATGGAAGTGAAACAGTAGTGACTGTTCTTGAAAAAGGATACGCAACTATCACAGATTCCAACAGTCCTTATACAGCTGTTGCAGGAACACAGATTTTAGCAAATACGACTTCAACCGTTATTACCGTTACTTTACCCGCCGCAGCCTCTACTGGAGATGAAGTTACAATCATTGATGCAAGAGGAACATGGGCATCTAATAATTTAACTGTAGATCGAAATGGACTAAACATTAATAGTGCAGCTACTAACCTAACCCTAAGCAATAACGGTCAATCCCTAACATTAGTTTATGTAGACTCAACTCGTGGCTGGGCTTATAAAACTAATTATACTTCATAGGAGCTACATTTATGGCTCTCTTTGAAATGAAATTTCAACCGGGTGTCGACAAGCAGGATACTGCTGTCGGAGCAACCGATCGATGGATTGATTCCGATAATGTTCGATGGAGATATAATCTTCCCGAAAAAGTAG